AAGTAAAACCTTCCATCTCTGCAGTAGACAAGCCAGGAGCAGCAGTCCCGCCAGGAGGAGCAGCAGGACCGCCAGGAGCAGCAGTCCCGCCAGGAGGAGCAGCAGTCCCGCCAGGAGGAGCAGCAGGACCGCCAGGAGCATCAGTAGGAAGAGCTGGTGGTACTTCTATACTATCAGGGTTTTGTTCAGTCGTTTCATTTCCATCTTTATCGACAATGATTAAACTGTCTTGTTGTGTAACAACTTCTATAACAGAATTGTTTATAGGATCGTAATAAATGTAATCAGTTAATAAAACAAGTTCATCACTATTAATAGAGTATCGGTTTAAAGTAACTGCATAATCATTTTTGAAATCAGAGGTAAACCCTTCTGCAGAAGGTGAATACATTTCTGCAATAACTAAAATGAAAAATAACACTAAAGCTATGAAAAACAAATATCTTGTAACCATTGTATATCATATAGAACCATATTTTATTTAAAGAAAATTGATATATATATATTGTTGTTTAATATAAATATACATACCTTAAAACATGAATAATATTACAGTAAACGATGAAATTCCTAAAAAAGAAAGAAAATTAAGAAAAAAACCAGATCCTTTATCTATGTTTTGTCATAATGACGGAAAATATGATTTTGAAATAGGAATTGATGAAGCAGGAAGAGGTCCAATGTTTGGTAGGCTTTATGTTGCAGGGGTAGTTTTACCTAAAGATGGTTCAATGGATACATCTGAAATTAGAGATAGCAAAAAAATATCAAAGAAAAAATTACCTGATTTATATAATTATATCAAAGAGAAATCATTGGCATTTGATATCCAGTATATAGAAGCAAGTGAAATAGACGAAATAAATATAAGAGAGGCAGTAATAAAAGGAATGCATTTGTGTGCAAAAAATATAATAGAAACTTTAGACCCACAATTAAATAAGAATACGTTTTTAATGATTGATGGTAATGATTTTCCACCATATTACCATAACAATAATAGGATAGATTATAAAACGTTTTTACAAGGTGACAATACATATGCATCTATAGCAGCTGCGTCTATTCTGGCAAAAGTGTCACGAGATCAATATATAAATGATTTGTGCAAAGAATATCCAATATTATCAGATATATATAAAATGAATGAACATATGGGTTATGGTACAAAGAAACATTTAGATGCTATAAAAATGAACGGTATAACACCATTGCACCGGAAAACGTATGGTCTGTGTAAAACAGCACATGTAATACCGTTAATATAATGTGTATATATAAAATAACATATAATGAATGATATTTTATACAATTATTTAATTGAGCCATGGATACCATTGTATGAGCGTCCAATTTTACAAAGACGACATAAATGGTTATATGCATATAAAAAAATAAAAAAGGATGATGATTATTGTTGTTTAATGACAGACGTCATATTGCACGCATGTGATCCGTGTAACACTCGGTATTGTATTTGTAGATATTTTTTCAGGGAAGATAAAGTAAATTATTACCGTAATATATTGTATGATTAAGTCAACATAGAACGTAATCCTCTGTTTCTTAGGATATCGATTGCATCATTAACCATTACTTTACTAACTAAATCTTCTTTTTTTACTAATAGACTAAAAACGGATTGGTCATGTCTGTTTTCTCGGAATAAAGGATCGTTTGGTATAATACTCGGACTATCATCAATAAAATGATAATTACAAGAGAGTTTATACCATTTTTCTATAAATTCCATAGTTTTAGGGGTTTTATGTAATAATAATATACCGGCGTTCCTTTGGTGGCTATTTAAAATTTTATAATTAGATTCCAACTCTAAAAAGTATACAAGGTCTTGTTTTACCCATCTTTTTTCTTGTAAAAGAGGAATATTAGGTGTTTTATAACCCGGTATTCCACATACCAACAAGTCTTTTTTTACAGTGTTGATTAGATGTAGAATTTTATTTTTTTTTCTTAAATCAATTTCACAACCGCTGTCACAATATAAAATAGTGTCTCCTTCTTTTATTTGTAACATTGTTTTAAAAATAATATAAGGTTTCCAAAGCCAGTATCCATACCCACGAGGGTTATTTTCAATAAAGTTGCTATGTTCATTCCAAAACTGTGAATCATTTTTTAAGTCTGTGTCATAGTAAATATGGAATTTGTCGAACAAATTTAAGTCATCTGCTTGCTTGTGAATTCGTTTACATGCATCATAAAATCCTTTACTTCCGAATGTAATAAAATGATGCATTGTTACATTCTAATAATATTATTATTTAAATTGTTTTTTTCAAATTTTATTATCTATGAACCATTGTTTATCAACAGAAACAGTGTCAATTTCTTTGTCCAAAATACTAAAAGTAAACATAAACGATTCAAATTCTGGGAAATAATTCATACCTAAACAGTATTCGACAACATTTTTATTAAATGAGAAAAGTTTAGTACAATATTTTATCTCAAGTGTATTTTTGTCAAGAGCAACCATAGCGTGGTAATAGAACCTTCTATCTTCATATGAAACGGCATGAACAAGGAACCAAATTTCATCGTCTACAAGAACTCCATTAGTAGATCCTCTAAAGTATCTGAATATAGGAGGAGTATCAACTACTTTCTTAGTTAAGAATTTATTATTATATGTGGTACCAATGGTTAAAGGATACCAGTTATAAACCATATGTATAGAATCAGCATGATTGAACATGACCCAATTTTTCTCGACTTTTGATTTTTTGGGAGATTCCAATAAAACGTCGTTTTCTGTTTGAAATCCAATCATATCTAATTTACCATGTTCTATTTTTACATTTGAATAATCTAACCCACGGTTGGCATTATAGTAAAGTTCGTCATTAAAGAAGAAAATGCGCATATCTTCCAGTCCGACATAAAGGTTATCGTTACTAGTATTGTACCCGATAATTTTTTCTTTTTCAATTGTCCATTCTTGTGTATCTTTATCTAATATTAATAATGCCATAACGTTAATAGTTTCAATATTATTGCGCTGTACATATCCACCTTCTTCGTTAATATAATAATTAACATATCGGACGATAGAAATAATTTGCTCATTGTTATTTGGGTTTCTTTGGAAGGTTGGTGAACTTTTTACAAAATCGGAACTAATGTTTAATGAATCGCCAATTTTAGAAAATGCATCGTGTAATTTATTTTTTTTCCAAATTCCATTATCTCTACTTTTCAATGAGTTACAGTAAAATTTGTAATTACTAAGAACATTAGTCAAGATATTATTTTCTACATTTTGATCGTACATAATGTACATACTAAGTTTGTCAAGCTCGTACATTTCGGGATTATGATAGTAACCTAAAATAGACATTTCGTAATCTAATTTATAATCGTAAATATCTCGTTCTATAAACAAATAATCCCGTCCGGTATGTTGTTGTATTGCTTTTTTTGCTAAAATGTAGTAATGAACAGCTTGTGTATTTTGTCCATGTTCACGATAATATTTTATAATTTTATATAAATTTTCAACTCGTTGTGGGTATAATACAAACCCTTGATAATAATTAAAAATGGCTTTTTCTGGATCATCTAATTCTAGATACAAATTACCAATATTGTAATAACTATACCATATTTCTTCCCAAAATCCTCCCATATTGATTCGTTTTTTATAGCAGTCAATAGATTCATTAACTAAATTCCATGCTTTATCATTAACATTTTGTTCAAGATTGTTTACTAGAATTTCAATATTTTTAACTATACCTTTCTGTGATATATTTGTGGAAGTAATTTCGTTTAAGTTTTCAATAATTGATTTAAGTTCTCTGACTTTACGATGTACTATATCTCTTTCAGTAGCTGCGTTATCTTTAAGACTGTTTGCAAGGTAAAACATATATCTTACATTATCTGGTTCCTTTTTAATTCCATCTTTAAGTAGCTTTACGTCACGTGAAAACTTATTATGTTTAGAACCTCCATCTCCGATATCATTAATAAATACCTGTTCTCTTGGTAAAATATTCTGAGTCAGATGATGAGGGATATTAACATATTCATGAGTAACACCTTTATAGTCAATTCCAGATTTATTTCTCACAATACGTGTATTTTTATAATACATTTTTTCGTTTCCTTGGAAAATAAAAAAGCAATCATTAGACAATAATTGGCGTTTGAAAAGCGTTGGATCAATTTTCAAAGAAAAAACCATATCTGCGTCTAGTAATAGAATATAATCAGCGTCTAGCGTGTCACATTCTTTTAGAGCGAACGTTCTGTTGTATTCAAAATTTTGAAACGGCTCTTCAATAAGTTTTCCAGGTATTTCTTTATTTTCAAAATAGTCCTTTATTAATTCTTTTGTATTATCAGTAGAACCAGTATCACAAATACAATAAAAATCAATAAGATTTGCTACAGAATCTAACAATCTGATGATAATTTTTGATTCGTTTTTAACAATCATATTTAAACATATTTTTGGAAGAGACATAATACAAATATCATATTATTTGTTTTTATGTTGTTTTCTTATTTTATTTAGGAATACATAAATCCATTAGGTATATATATATAATGTCATTCACAAGATTTCATGATGACCCATTGAGAATTCAAAAGAGTTTAGAAGAATCTACTTATGCCGGAAAATATCAATTAGATTGTCCAGGACCCGGTGTATTGATGCCGTTTACAGAAGATCCTCACCAAAGATTACAAAAGTGGGGAGCAAATTTACATACAAATAGTGTAGATTTAGAAAGTGATTTAAAAGGAATAACCCGGAATTTAAACAGAGACCATATTGATAGAAATAATTATCAGAATAGCAAACAATTTACGATTCCTGTTATTTACTCATCAGAGAAGCCATATACAGATGAATCAAGAGCTAGTGATCCCGCTTTTATGTATCGGTCAATAGAACATCCAAAATGGGAAGAACCATTTTTAGATCCAAGAAAGAAAGAGATACCATTTTTAAACAATATTTCGACACGAATTTTAGAGAAAGATCATTTTACTTATCATAATCATAATAATATGTAATAACCGTTG